AAATAGAGTCTTATCTTGTGAAATGTGTGCAAGCCGTTGGCGGCAAAGCATATAAATTTGTATCGCCATCTAATCGCGGCGTCAGTGATCGCGTGGTTTGCTTTGCAGACGGGTCCACACATTTTGTCGAGTTGAAACGTCATGGCGGTAAGTTATCGCCATTGCAACAAATATTTGCGTCTGACATGCGTGCGCTAAACCAAAATTATGCCTGTTTATGGTCTAAAGAGGATGTTGACCAATGGATCTGCGACCATACCAGCACGAAGCCGCCGATTTCCTCTTCGCCCATGATCGGGCTATGATTCTCGCGCCAGTCGGCGCGGGCAAGACAGCAATCACATTAACCGCAATGACCGAAATGATTATTCATGGTCATTGCGACCGCTGGCTTGTGTTAGCGCCGAAGCGCGTTTGCACCGACGTGTGGCCAACCGAGGGTCAAAAATGGGCTCCTGAGTTTAGGATTGCTGTCGCGGTCGGCACGCCGGCGCAACGTAAGAAAGCGTTCGAAAGCGATGCCGACATTGTTGTAACCAACTACGACAACATCCCGTCGATCAACCCGGCTGGCTTTGGCGGCATTGTCTTCGACGAGTTGACGCGGCTGAAAAACCCGTCCGGCAAGCGGTTCAAACATCTTCTCAAGATCCTAGACCAGTTCAAGATCCGCTGGGGTTTGACGGGATCGTTTACGTCAAACGGTTTAGAAGACGTGTTCGGCCAATGCAAGGTCGTCGACCAAACGCTGCTAGGTCGCAGCAAAGGCGCGTTCCTACAGCAATACTTCTACTGTGTGAACCGCGATTACAACGACTGGACGCCGCTGCCGCAATCGCTGCCAAAGGTTATGGAGGCGATCAAGCCGGCGACTTATGTGCTAGAACCTGGCGAGTATAAAGACAAGCTGCCGCCGCTCCATGTCGTGCAAATGCGCTGTGATCTCGACGACCGCGAGCCGTATGAGAACATGAAGAAGGAATATGTGCATGAAGAGATCACGGCTCCAACAGCGGCTGCTGTCACAAACAAACTTCAGCAGCTTACGTCCGGCTTCGCTTATGATAGCCAAGGCGTTGCTAAGTGGTTTGGACGCCAAAAGTTTGAATCTCTCCGGGACATCCTCGACGAAAACCAGCGAGACAACACAATCATCGTCTACAATTACAAAGAAGAACTAGCCGAACTACAGCGCCAGTTCAACGTCACAACGATTGATGCGCCTGACGCCGTGGAGCGCTGGAACGCCGGCAAGATCGAACTGCTGGCAATTCACCCTAAAAGCGCCGGGCACGGACTCAACCTACAGTTCGGCGGCAACAAGATCATCTTCCTGTCGCTGCCGTGGTCGCTTGAACTATTCGAACAGACCGTAGGCCGGCTGCACCGCAGCGGCCAGACGCGTGATGTGTGGTGTTATGTCATCATGTGTAATAAAACTATTGACGAGCGCATATGGGATGCGTTACACGACAAAAAATCTTTAGCGGAGTTGGCCCTTGCAGAATTGTCAAACGACTAAAAAGGTAGTCATTAACGCTTGTTTTGGAGGCTTTAGCATTTCCGACAAAGCAACGCGCCATTTTGCCAAACTTTCCGGTTTAACTCTTGAGGAGCGGCCGTCCTGTAGCGTCTTTCGCAGCGTAGACTTCTATACGCCGGACGGAAGCCAGTTTTGTGACTGGGATATGAATCGCGATGACCCGCATCTCGTTGCAACAGTCGAAACGCTTGGGGCTTCTGCTAACGGCGACCATGCAGCGCTGAAGGTTGTAGAAATTCCTTCCGATGTTGAATGGGAAATTGTTGATTACGACGGGTGCGAACATATCGCCGAACGTCATCGGACATGGTCTTAATATGACAGTCACATGGAAAACTCTTAACGATCAGCTTGCTGATCTTACCGAACAGGAGGTCTTAGACCTACTGGAGATGGAACAACGTCACGCCCGGCGCTCGACCATCTTAGTGCGTTTGCATCAGCGTTACACGGTGCTGCGCATGTTACGCGAACGGGCGGCTCTTATGGAGATGATAAATGAATCCTCAAGAACTACTGTATGAAGCTGCGCAAATCATTGACCAGCGCGGTCAGGGCTACGGCGGCATAGAAAACAATTTCCAGCTTGCGGCAGATCTGGCGACGCTGCGAATTGGGCGTGATTTTCACCCCTACGAGATCGCCATTATCCTTGCTTGCGTCAAGAATGCCCGCGCGTTCAATGCGCCGGATCACATGGACAGCCATGTTGACGCGGTAAACTATGAACTGTTCGCGGCGACGTTCGCGGACGATTACGCCATGTCACGCCAGCAGGTCCAGTATAAAACGCGTGCTAACCTAAAGCCGGCACGTTCGACGAAGCTGACCGTAATCGACGACAAGCCGAGCGACAGCGCTGTCGCTGGGGAGAGCGCGTAACTCTTTAGCCGCTTTGGTTTGGAGTTCGGCTGAATAGTCGACCAGCGGGGGGCACCTGCTGGTCGATTGACATCCACTAAAACTTGCCAGCATCAAGATCAATGGCAGTCTCATCTTTGGTTTTAGGTTCTGCAACCTGACCCCTTCAATCATTCGGCTTGGTGCCGCCGGTCACGTTCCAGTCTTTAGCGGCGACAAGGCCAAGCGCGACGAGCGCGTTCTGAAGATCAGCCCAGTTCACGTCCTTAGTCTGCCAAGCATGGAACAGCACCGACAGAAGCGTCAGAATGCCGGGGATCGTGGTCATCCAGTTAGCTAACATTTTGCCCTCTTTTAGTTACATGGCCGTGACGTGCTATCACGAGCGATACATTCGTAATACTTAAGGTCGGCGCAACCTGTCAGCGCGAGCATAAGTCCCGCACAACAGCATAAACGTCGTTTATTCGGTTTGACCAACCACGACCAAAGGTAGCCCATGTAGACAATCCTTTCAGGAAGCCCAGTCGTTTATCCGTGACCTTATTGCCAAGATAAGACTTGGCGGCAAGGATCGTCTTTGGGCCGATTATGCCGTCCTGTGGCACGCCAACGATGGACTGGAGATACTTAGCCGCGCGGCTGACGCCGCTGTTAACGGCGAAATCAAACACGGCGAAGTCGACACCATCCGGCAGATCATCGCCACGGATCTTGTCCCAATACTCTTGTTTGTAGATCGCCGCTACTTCCGAATCGGCGATCTGGAACACGTCCTTTTGGCTAAGCCCGTGCTTGGCCCGCCACGCATTGTAGGTATTCTGTGTGACGCCGTAGGCCGTGCGTCCGCCAGGATCGCGCGGATCATCGACCTTGCCGCCCTCGTAGCGCAGCGTCGCCTTTAGCGCGGCGTCATAGTTCTCTTTCATCGGTCAGCCTTTGTGCTGAGAAGATCACGGATACGGTCGAGCCGTTCAAACACTTGGTTCAAGGTCGAGTTAAATTCTTCGCGGGTGATATAGCGTCCGGCGACCAGCACTTCGATGTTGCCGACCTTCTCCGCCAGTTCCTTGTCGGCTTCCTGTAGATCCTTCACCGCCGCCCAAACGGTGTTGAGCGTCCAACCGCCCAGCACGCCGATGACGCCGATGGCGATGTCGAAAAGAACTTGATACTCGACCATCATTGCCTCGACATCGCGTTTTGATTTTCAGGAGCCAGCATATTCTGCGCAGCAATACCGCCTGTAATTGCGGCGCGGCCTAGCGTTCTTGCACGCGATTCTGGCGGGCGAACAGCGGCGCGGCGCGCAACGGCTTGCTCAAGAAGATCTGCCGCTTTTGCTGGATCGCGTGTCAAAACGTCCGCCAGCACCGCCGCTGTTTTACGGTTCAAATACCGCCCTGCCGTATCAAGGATTTTTTCCATGATGTTCAGCTTGCGATCTAAGAAGCCTGACGTGGCGCGTTTGGCTTCCTCAATGTCAGCCGTTGCAATTTTCTTGACTGGCTCTGACGGGCGTAATCCCGCCATAGCCGCCGCCTTATCAATACGGTCTATCTCTCTTGCCACCATGCCAAAATCGGTCAAGACTTCGGGTGGGACTGCGGATAGATCAACATCTAACGGCACGACAGGCTTAGTAGCACGCGCTTCGACCGATTGAAGTGCTTTTTGATTTTCAGTCAATTCAATTAGCCGATCATAATACGGCTTGTCTACAACGCGGCGGATTGCGTTTTTGTTTTCTGTCAGATATTTAAGCGCCTCTTCAGGCGTCCGTTTGTCAATAAGCCTAACCGCGCGGTCGACGATTTCTTTTGTGAGGGCTGATCTGCCAGCATCCGATAAGCGCCGTAAACCAGCCTGCATAGCCGCCGGATCTTTAAGCATTACATTAACAAAGTCTGCGCCCTTGCGCAGCGCTTCGCCCGTGCTTGTGCGGAAGAATGCCGCCTCACGATCAAGTTCGGCGCGTCCAGCGCGCAGCATTTCGGCCTGTTGGCGAACAGGTGCTAACAGACGTTCACCGTCTATGCCCAGCACTTGAAATTGCCGATTATATTTGCGGAGGAAATCATCTATTCTTTCAGGATTAACGACGCCGGATGTCTCTACGATTCCAGAGCTAGGGCTATGCGCCAAGTCCAGAATGCCATGCTCCATAGCATTGCGCGCTATTGCATCATCGCCAAACGTCGCGGCGAATTGCGCCGCCGTGTCTTCGTTGGCGAGAAAACTCTCCACAGTTTTGGACGGGATTATGCCGGACTGATTCTTCTTAGTCGTCCGAAATACGTCGTACGCAACGCCAGTCTTAAATCGGGGGACAAACTCAGTTCTGTATGCGTCAAGCGCTGCGCCATATTCTAGCTTAGCGCGCGTAGGAATACGGCTCTGATCGACAGCCGCGTCAATAGCATCGTGCAACGCATGTAAATCACCGAGGTCTTTCCCCGATACTTGTGCCGCCGCTATATCTTTATTGATCGATTTACGGACACGATCAATCTCTTCTAATGTCGCTCCGCGTTCCAATCGTCGAAGATCGCGTATAGTTCTATTAGCCACGCCAAGCGGCACATCAGCTAAACGGCTACCTAGAATATCTTCTGCGGTTTGAATTA